GCTTGCGTGTGGTCCTTCGATTTCTGTAATGTAAGGTTTGTTGCCTGTGAAGTCACGTATCAACGTGCTTGTTCTAGAAAAGAAATCATTTGAAGATATATTTTCATTGGTTTCAAATTTGATAATACTGTGAACTGGTGCTGTATCTAAACCAGCATCGTTACCAACTTGTAAAAAGTTATTGGTTTGGCTAACATTGCCTTTACCATTTTTAATCCAAATGGCTTGTTTGTTTATTTCAATAAATTTAGAATTTGTTATTGTGTTGTTGACTGGTCCTGTTGCTTGAGCAACTTGTCCTAAGACTGTGTTTTCACCAAATACTATTCCATATCCACATTCTTCAAATTTTGAATTTTCTACTACATTGTGTTGAATGTCATGGTCACTGCTGACTCCATATGAAAAATTAGAAACTGTAATTTTTTCAAAAGTATTATCTTTTGATGTTACTGCTGTTGAAGTCGCTGTAAGTTTTACTCCTATTTGTGTACTAACAAGAGCGGCACCTTGTGCTTGTACCCAAGGTCCTTTAACATTTATATCTGTGAATGAACTGTTTTTACAACTTGCTATTACTAATCCTGGTTGAGTTGTGTTGCTTTCTAAAGTCAAACCTTTTAATTCAATATTACTTGCTTGATTCAATGAACTTGTTTGTGCGGCAATACCTTCTCCGTTGATTGTTTCTAACACAGGAAATACACCTGTTTGTTTAATCACAGTTTTGTCACTGCCATCACCTATCAACGTGGTGTAAGGCGGTAATTTTAAACTGTTGGTAATTTTGTATAAACCTGCTGATAATTTTAATGTAATTCTTTTTTTGTAGTTGTCAGCATCTTGCGAACTACTCCATGGTAGAAATAGTTGATCAATCGCTCTTTGTAAAGACAATGTATCGTCGGTTGTACCATCACCTGTTGCTCCAAATGATTTAGCATTTACTATATCGTCAAGTCTGTCTTGTAAACTTCTTTTGATTGGAGTAGCCGACGTGGCACCTGTTTGTATATTTGAACCATTTCTATAAGTGTATTGATCACTTAATTCAAATAGGTTATCATGTTCTGTAAGGATTTTGCTATTACCTACTGCTGGTGCGCCTTCTGATACTGCGCCATTACCTATGTATAATTCTTGCGTGTCAACTGCCCAACCCAGTTCACCACCTGCTAGTTGTGGTAATCCAGAACCTTGGCTCTTTCTACCTCTACGAATCTGTATTCTTGATATTGAAACTATTGCCACTTTTTTCTCCTACTATGAGTATTTATCGAGTGTATTGTTATTTTAGACTTGATATTTAATGTGCGTGTTTAATATAGTATTCTTCTACTCTTTGCCACCATATGTCTTTGTATTTTGCGTAATTTAATGGTGTAATATCAAACTGCTGATAAGTTAGATCTCTAGCACACATAAAAACGTGTCCTTCTTTTATGGAAGTTCCATACGTTTCATTATGGGCTTCAGCATAAGCCACCAACTGTAAAAAGTAATCTTCAATCCATTCTTTCTTTTTAGGTTTATTTGTCTGTTTAAAGTCAATTATACAAGGTGCTCCTTTGTATTCTCCCACACAGTCAGTTGTGCCTGCATATATTTTAGGAAAGTATAATCCAACTTCACTGCCCCAAATTTCATTCACATCTTTCAAAGCATTTTCATGAACAACCTTTGCCATATTAAATGCCTGTTGAGCATAGGGATTAGATCCAGGTTTACTCCATTCTCCATTGGCAATATAGTCTTCAATATATTTGTGCATTCTGGTTCCTATGCCTGATGCTTCTTTTGTAATACGAGTAGCATTTTGTTCACCAACTCTTTTGCGCCATTCAATTAAATGTGTTTTGTCTTTGGTTGAATCTAAAATTGTGGTTACACTTGCCACAGCACTGCCGTCTGGACACTGATAAACTCTCTTGCCATTCAAAGAAGTTCTTGATAATTTTTTATAATCTATTTTGTTTGTAATTAAAGTCATTTACTTACTGCTTAGCTGTTGAATGCGAAACTCATTCTGTTGTTAGTTTTACTCAAAGCATGACTAACATAGTGCCATAGCCATGATGGAAAGTATACACATTGATTTAGTTGTGGCTGTACATCTACTCTGTCACTATTGAATTCATTCATGTGTTCTATTAAATTACTTTTAAACACATAACTCATTTGATTGTTTGGATTAATAAAAGTAAGTGGAGCACATCCAGTATCTGCTATGGGCCAATACACCGCACTGAAAACTCCGTCCACGTGTCTATGAGGTGCTTCAATGGCACTGTTGGCACTGCCGTCATTTACCCAAAGACTGGAAACTATTTGTTTGTGGGTATTGCTTAAACCTATTTGATTGTGTAAATTGTTAAATCCATTCTCAATTTTTTGTACAAGTTCTTTCAATACAGGTTCATTTACATTGAGATGATTCGTGCCTGTGGATTTATAATTTGGTGTGGTATCATGATGTATTTCTTCTTTGGACCAACTCACTAATTCATCTTTGTTTGAAATGTTTATATTTTCAACTGCGATAAAACTGCTAAAGATAGGATTAATTTTCATTGTCATTTTCTGTAGATAGTCTGTCTAATTCGTCTAACATATTACCATAGGATGGACCTTCCCATTGATTGTATTCATAATAAGGTTTCACATCACTATTTGGATCATCTTCACCTTCTACAGATTTGACTTCAGGAATATAATGCTTCATTGTGGATTCAATTCCTTTTTTAAGAGTGGCTGTGCTACCCGCACATCCTGAACAAGCACCTTTCATCATCATGGTCAATTTGCCTGTACTCATATCAAAATCTTTTACTTCAACCATGCCACCATGTTGTGCCACAGTGTTGTTGATATATTTTTCCATTACGGAATTTACGTCGTGAATTATTTCGTCTTTGGTTCTAGTCATAATTTATATTACAACACTTCGGTGAATTAGTCAAGTATTATGTGCGTTTTTTGGTTGCTCTCTTTGCCATTGTTTTTAGGCTGGCAGAACGATCACCTTTCTTGGTAGGCATATCTGGTGATTCAGCATCTGTATCTAATGTAATGCCTGATTGGTCAAATGATTTGATCATTTTTTTGATTGCTGAATTTCTATTGTACACACTTTTGAAACTGTCTGGAGTGACTGCGAAGCCTCCGACGTTGGACAAAATTTTGTTCAACGCATCAAAACTTAAAAATGCTTTTTGATTTTGAGAATCAGCACTGCTGATTAAATTTCTCAACACACGAATCAAGTCCGTGTCAGAGGCTTCAGAAATTAAGCCTTTTTTTTTGAAAGTGTTTCTGCTAGTCTTCTAGACAATTGTATGAATGATTCTCTTTTGCTTCTGTCTGCTGGTTCTTCACCGCCTGTTGCTGGTTCACTTGCTGAGAAGTCGTCTGCCTGATCTGGCATGTCTGTATCTGCGTCATCATCTGTTGTTGGTTCCATTGCTGGTTCTTCAACGTCGCTGTCCGCACCAATTGTATCTGGTGCTTGTTCGCCTGTCAGTACGGCTACGCCGCCTGTTAGTGCTTCTCTTGTCGCTTCTAGTGAAGTGTATAAAGATTCTAAACTAGGCTTCACTGAGTTTGTGAATTGTTCTGATTGCTCAACTCCCATTTCATCTCTAATAGCATCTGCTAATTCTAACATTGATTCTGTCTGCATAGATGCTGTGTCTTCCATCCAGCCTGTGATTTTATCAACCATGTCTTTAGCCGCCATTACTAATTGAGCAGATTCTTCTGCGCCTTCTTTAACTGCTTTTTTCTTTTTGTCTTGAGCCGCTTTTTTCATTGGCTCTGTTTTGTTGCCATCTTTGTCTAAATCTATATAATCTGGTTTTGCTTTTTCTGTCATTGTTTTTTGTAATAAGTCTTCTGCGTCTTGAAGTGTAAATTCTTTATCGCCTACTTTAAACTTATCTCCTTTTTTCATGCCTGCCGCTTTGGCTTTTTGTACTGCTTGAGCAAATGCGTTGCCTTCCATTGCTTCTGGTTCGTATTCTGGTTCTTTCATCGAACCATCATCTTCAAATTCTTTTTCTAGTTTAGCAAGTGCTGTTTTGATTACTTCTGAATCTTCCTTGCCTGCTCTTGATTTAATGTCAGCGGCAACGGCATCTTTATTCATCTTCAATGCTTCTTTTTCAGCATCAAAATAATCGCCTATCATTTCTTCTGCCGCTTGATCTACTTTTTTGAAATAACCTTCTTTTGCTACTTGTCTATCTTGTATTGCTGATGTGATTACATCTAGGAACATTTTTTGCTTGTGATAGTCTTCATTGTGGCTTAAACCATCAAATGATTCAGTCTGTTCAATGTCGCTTATCTTGTTGATAATGCTTGATTGAGCACTTTCCAACTGCTCATCTGTGAATTGATCTAGTTTAATTGAAGAGCCAAACACTTTTGCCAGTCTATCATTCAACTGTTCTGTTGTTGCTTGGTATCTAAATTGCTCTATCTTCATTGTTTTGTTCCTTTACTAATTTATTTATCAAATATGTAGTCGTCCAGGGTATCTCTTAACTTGAGTAAATCCTCCCATGCGATATCATATCGTATTTTAGCAGATTCTCTCTTGATCTCATCGTCGGTTCTGGCTATTGTGTGCTTGTAAAACACACATTCGTTGTATTTGTGGTGTATTTGATCATCAGTAGCACCTATAAAACGTATGTACTCTCTTTTGTTTTGGGCCATTTGCTTTGCCATAGCCAATGCCGCTGTTTTTGTGAATGTTGTAGCAACCTGTCTGTGTTCTTTAATATCATACAGCAAAAATCCCATGCTGTTTTCACGCACCACATAGTTCTTGATACGTAGACTGTTGCCGTGTTGAATGGGTAGACTGATGGTTTCAGCCTGCTTGTCTATGAACTTTCTTAATTTTTTAGATAGTTTTTGTAGATCCATTAGCAACCACCATTGTTTTATTGTCACGTTCAATGCGACGTACCAAACTTTTATTGATAAGATTTCTTATCACTTCTCTTTCGCGTTCCATAAAATTTTCAATGTTTTTTATTTCTTTTAGTTTATTCAACATTGCTTTTTCCTCATTGGAAGTTTGAATTACAAAATCTTGTATAAGTTCGTTAATTTTCATTATTGTGTTGCTTTTTGTCTACGTTGTAGATTTGTGATTACAGGATCTAAATCTTTTTTATTCACTGTAATCGATTGTGGTGCTTGAGGAGTAGGTCTTTTGGTTTTCATTGTGACTTGATCACCTTGGACTTTGTCCACTTCATAATCCGTTTCTTTGTTTGCTCCTGTTGGCATAGGCACAGTTTTACCTGGCTTGACTAACTGTTGCTGTGCTTGAGTGTTGGTTTGTTTCAGTGGTGCTTTCACTGATCCTGATTTAATTGGACCTTTAGGCAGTTTGTTAGGAGGCACAGGTGCTCCTGTTTTTTGTTGACTACCCAAGGTATTCAATGTTTTTTGTAGGTAAGGCGTTTCTGTAATATCTCTTATCTTCATGCTTTGATTGGCTTTCTTCTGTAGGTGCTTCTTTTGAATGTTTTACGTCCAACACTTCTTCTGTTTGGTCTGCTTCTAGATGCACTAGGTCTATTCATTTTGCCTACTCTAATACTGGCTCCTGCTGTCTTTTTTGTTCTGGATCTTTTGATCTTCATTGAAGAACCATAACGTGCTTTGGCTTTTTTGATTGCCATTACTCCACTTATTTTTTTAGGCTGAGTACACACACTTGGTGAACTAACAACACGTCCTTTTCTAGGGCCTGCTGTACATCTGTACTTTCGTACCATTTTGCCGCCTTTGGTACGAGACCAAATTTGTACAACTGATTCTGTGACTATTTCTGTAATTTTCATACCTTAACCTGTATAGTATGAATATTTAGCACTTGTGGGGGGTGTTTGAATTAACCTGGAAACTTTAAAAGTAGTACAACAATCGTAGATAGTAAGCCAGCAACTATTGTTCCTGTGGCACCTATGATCACTTTGACCATGCTCTTATTGCCTGACTGAATGTCTTCGTGAATAGACTCTACCTTTTCCTCGATCTTTTCTAATCTAGTTTCAAGGTTCTTGTATCTCTGTTCGCACAAATCAACGTGTGCTTCTAAATTTTGTTTTTCCAGCTCAGTAGCCATTTTCTCTCTCTTCCGTTTTATCTATTTTATTTCTCTTGGAAGGTGCCTTGTGTTTATGCCTCTATAAGCCTTATATTGTATTTATTTAACTTTTTTAGGAGTTATCTATCTGTTTAATGAACAGTATATTAGTGTGTTCTGGATCCATTGTTCTGTAGGCTCCGGTCTTAATTTTAATGGTCTCATCCAAACCTATAATCATTGGAATTAAATCAAAGTCCTCTTCAAAGAATTCTTGCCTAACAGCATCTGGAAAATCAGGCTCAATTACTGTGGTCCATACCATGTGTTCTCCCACATAATTTTCACCAAACTTTAGATTGGTAATATCCTGTTTTTCTGCTGTGGGTCCTGACACAATAATCACATTGGATCTCAATTGAAGTGAGTTCTCAAAAGTCATGTAGTTGGCATGTTGATTGGCAGGCTTGTCCTCTGCTGAGCGAGTACGTCTTGCCATGGTTTTTGTGATGTCCAGTAGTGATAATATTTTGTATCTCATGTGCTGTTGTTCCTAGCACATTTACTTATATGTCATAAAAAAAGAGCGTCCAGTTTCCTGAACGCTCTTTAATGTTTGTTATTGCGATATTATAGATTACGCAGTGAATGTTGCTACTAGTGAAATTCCACTAACTGCTTCTGCGCCACCTGGACCACCTTGTACTGCAATGTGGTTACCGTTAGCCGTACCTTCAACTGCCGCTATTGTGCCGTTGTAAGTAGTTGTGATTGAAGTTATCGCTTCAGCATGAGTTAAAGTTCCTGTTGCTACTGCATAGATGTAAGTAGTTGGACCTAAACCGCTTTTTGCTACAACTGTCGCTGGGTTTGTTCTTGTTGCCATTTTTTTTCTCCTTTTTATCGTTAAATGACACACTTCGCTCCGAAGTGTATATGCAATTATTTAGTAGGTTTTGGTAAAATATGTGTGCTACTATATTATTTACGGGTCTTTTTGGCTCTAGATTGTAGTGCTTTTAGCACACTCACAAAAGCCGGGCCTGCTTTCACAATATCGTCTATCAATTGTATTGCTGGGAGATAGGCACCCACTATTGAAGATGGTATAGATTTGCCTGAGAGAGCCGAGTCTATGAAACGTTTCACAGCCACTAGATTTTTGCCTCCCACTAGATATCTGTACAATGCTAGATCTCTACCTTGAGTGCTGACATCTGGCACACTCACTTTAGGTTCAGCATCGTTGACTCTGCCTGTTTCTAAATTCCTGTCAGCGGCTAATTTTTCCAAGTGTTCTATGCTGTCAGAACTTCTCAATTTGGCTCTTGCCGCATGAAGTAGTCTTGTGACTAGATTTTGTTTGTCACGGACTGAAAGTGTATTGAATTGAAATAGACTTCTTCTGATTGATTTGTAGTCTGCGTTTCTAATCTGTAAACCGGTTTCGATGTTCAAAAACACCTGCATGATACTGGGTGCTATTAATCCTTGTTGTAGAGCACCAAGGTATCTATTGAACGCCATTGTAGGGAAACTGCTTTTCTTTCTCATCTGCATGGCATTTTTAGGATCTTTCAATTTGTTGATTGCTTCTTCATCACCTGTTACAAAATACACAAAGTTATACAAATCTGTGGAATACATTCTGAATCTGTCGTAATTTGAATGCTTGGTTTCTCTGGCATATCTTGTGGCTATTTGTCTGTATGTAGGATATTGGTTCAACAGTTGTAGGATTAACAGTGTAAGATACAACCTTTCTGCACAATCTGTGTATGTGAGAACTTTTTGATCTCGTGAATCACGAGTCATACGTGCTTCAAATAATGAACTTAAAAAGTCCAATTGATTAGTAGTTGCTTGGTTCTGCTTTATCGATTCCATACATTGACACAAATAATTCTACCATATCTTTTGATTGTAAAAACTTTTCAATGGTTTGACTTTGTTGAAGATCTTTTGTGAACTGTGCTTTTACCTGAGGTTTAACACTAGGTGCAGTTAACAATCTTCTCAACACTGTGGCTTGATTCATTGACACTTTGAATTTTTTGCCATCATCTGTTGTCACTGTGTCCAATGGATTTGGATTGCCTCGACTGTCCAGTATTTTGCCCAATTGATTGAATATAGAATCCTGCTTGAATTCTTTATCCATTCCCGCATTTGGATCATCTGCTGGATCTATGTCTTTAAACTCTTTTATAAATTCTTTTGCTTTCATTGTGTTCTCCTTATCTATTTATCGCTCTGTTGGCTCTAGTGAATCCAGAACGTTTCACCAATTTCATATTGCCTTCAGGAGATCCTAGTACATAGCCTTCTCCGCCCGGTTTGCCATTGATTGTTGCTGTTATATCGCCCTGTGCTGAATCCAATTGATTGATAATTGAATCTTTCACTGTCATTATTCCGCCAACCAAATTCCACAGTTTGCTGAATGCATTCATGTTTGCTGTAACATATTCTTTAATTTTGATTCTTTTAGGCTGACTCACCGCACTAGCCGCCAACCATCTTAAAAAATCATCACCCAATCTTTTTAAACCTGTATCCACTTTGCTATTGGTATATGTGTACAATATGTTTGGCAGATCAGTCAATTTCATTTGTGCTATTTTGTTTTTGTTCAACAATTTGTCTATGTCTGCTCCACTGTTGTTCACTAATGATTTCAATTGGTCCAATCCTTTCACCTGGATAGGATCTTTTTTGTTAATTGTTGTTGGTGGGATTGCCAATACAGAACCTTGTATCATGTCTAAATCTTTAATGGGTAGTATTTTTCCATCCTCAGTTAATGTGTGATGTACAACCACTCCAACTTTACTGTTGGCAATCTTTTGTCCTATTTCACTATTAACATCTACATTGTACTGAACAACATTAGGTTTGAATACTAAACTATTTCCTGTTTTCTTAGGTGTATTGAAGTATAACATATCTCCTACAAAATATCCTTGAAAGTTTTCAGGTACTGCTTCTGCCATTGTGTTAAACACTGAAGCCATTTTCGAAGCATACTGCGATTGTGATTTCTTCTTGGTAGCATCTTTGCCTCTACCCATAATAACACTTTTTAAATCTTCAGGGTTAGTTGCTCTGCCATCATATCCTTTAGCAACAAATCCAGACTTGTCTGTAAAAATAAATTCACCATTTGGATTTCTACCAAACACCACTGCAGGAGAACCATCCCATTTTATTGTGAGTGACTGTGTGCTTTTGCTTAATGATTGTAATTGTTCAATTGCTCTTATGGCTCCTTTAGAACCTTCCCAGAAGATTAAATCTTCTGCGTGTTGGATTCTTGATTCTTTAAGTGCGACATTCTTTCTGTCCACTTCTTTAAATTCTACTAATCTCATATTTTTATTTTGTTAAGTAATCTTCTATACCACCCAATAGGGTCATTCATATTCTCAGGCAATTTTTTTCCCATCTTAGCAAATGAATCTTTAACATCTGCTATTAAAGTATCATAGTCTGATCTGCCTTTAATTTTTGCGTGTATGGTTTCCACAGTGTTAAGATCATTGGCAGTGGCTCCTTTGCCCAACAATAATTCTGCTATCTTGTTAGGATCTTTAGTAACTGGTTCATTGGTGTCTCTGTTGAGTAGTCCTGCTTTGTGACTCCATTTGTATCCAAGTGGTTTCGCTATGGAAGCCATCATCACGTGTCTGTCTGCACCTTTGTATTCTGATCCAGGTTCGCCACCTTGTAAACTCCACTTCATCCATTCCGGATCACCAAACATTAAATCTGTTTGTACATATCCATTCTTGGCACTGCCTCTGATTGGAGTTTTGAAGTGTACACTGATACCACTCTTCTTAACCCATAGTTTAGGATCTTGCTTGTTTTGAATTGCCCACTGATTCAATTTGTCTGCCAGTTGATCTTTTGTTACTTTGCTCTGGTCAATAGCAACATCTAAATCACCTGATGTAGGTGCTTTGCCAGTGGTACCTAATGTGTTATTCTGTAAATCTAGTCCTGTAATTTTTTCTAACCAAGCAAGTGTAGGGGAAACGTCTGCTTGATTAATTCTAGTTGTGGCTATTTGTCCATTAGGATCTTTGAATACATTGCCACCCTCTTTAAGAATCTTCATTTGTTTTTTTGCTTTCAATTATTTTTTTGATGCTAACTTGAAACTTCTTGGCTTCCTTGTTACGAATACTGTTTAAAAAACGTCTTTCCAACTCCTGTGCTTGTTCTTCTGGGTAATTCTCTGCGATTGTGTTCAACAGATTCACAGCACTTTCAATGATGTTTGATCCGGTTGTTTCTATGAAGGCTTCAGCGTCATTGACTCTGCCAATGTTTCTCAATTCATCTAGTATGCTTCTGGTACGTTTTTTCATAGTCTTGCCCTACTTTTTACTATTTACCGATTAGAAAGCAAATATAAAGCAGGCATTCATAGTATAACAGGTCTAATTTTGGTTGTCAATCTTTTAATTGATAGTGTATTTCTACCTATAAATACATATATTATTATGGACTTTTTAACATTTGTATCAGAAGTGGGTTTCCCAATAGCAGGCGCTGTGGCTTCAGGAATCTTTATCTTTATCATTTTGCGATTCATTCTAGCCACTGTGACAGGCTCTGTGAATGGTTTGAAAAACATCATTCAAAGTCTAGACAACAGAGTGCAGACCATGAACAATGACCTTATCAAGATAGACACATTGCTTTCACACATAGAAGGTGTCAAACCTAATGTGGACAGAATAGCCGCCAACGAAGGCAAGGAAGACGCAAGGAAAGATTAATGACTGTAGAACTAGCCAACGCAATTAAAGAGTTTGGATTTCCAATCATAGCCGCATTTGGATTGGGTTACTTTGTGTACTATGTGTGGACTTGGGTAACCACAGAAATTAAACCTGTACTGGCAGATGCCAACAAAACATTGATTGCCTTGATAGATAGAATTAGAATGTTGGATAACGATATGATCAGATTGACTCAAAAACTGAATATGTTGCTAGAACAAAAAGACAAACAAAAAAATAACAAATCTAAAAAATAACTATTTTACAGTAAACACTTTTATTTTCTCAGTTTTGCCTTTTACTTTAATTGTGCCCAAACTGTTAAATTTGAATCCATTTGTTTGATTTTTAGTCTTTTCACCTATCACAAGTGTACTGCCTAATTCTTTAGAACTGCTTTCCAATCTACTTGCTAGGTTGACATCATCTCCTATCACAGAGTAATCAAACCTTTGTTCTGAACCCATGTTGCCTACCAACGCTTCACCTGTGTTTATACCTATGCCAATATTGATCGCAGGCAATTTTTCTTTCTTTAATTCTTTGTTTAGTTTTTTTAATTCTTTCTGCATTTCCACAGCACTCTTGACTGCTCTATTGGCGTGGTCTTTCATATCCAATGGTGCGTTCCAAAATGCCATGATACAGTCTCCCATGAACTTGTCTATGGTTCCACCATTGCTGATGATTATGTCTGTCATGCGTGTTAAAAATCTATTGATCAGTTTTGTGAGTCCTGCTGGATTACCTTTGTACTTCTCACTGATAGGAGTGAACCCTCTTATGTCTGAAAACATAAATGTCATAGTTCTTGTTTCGCCACCCAGTTTCAACAAGCCAGGATCTTTTTGTAATTTAGCCACCATGTCAGGTGCTAGATAATGTTCAAATTGTTTTTTGATCTGCTGTCTCAATCTACTCTGTACAGCAAAATTATTGAACGTAAGATGTGACCAAGTAATCAACAACACTAGGAAAGGCCAACTCACATCCACTAACATATTCATAGAATTGTAGGCATACCAACTGCCGTATGCTGTGCCAGACAAAGTGATCAACAATAATAATGCTGTGTAGACTACTTTAAGTCTAGGCACAAGAATTAAAAACACAATCAACAAAACTGTTGTGGCAATTATTTCAAGCAATGATATTTGATTGTCTCTATCCAAAGCAGTCTTAGTCGCAATGGTATCCATGGCTTGAACAGAAATCTGCATATCAGTCATCAATCCTAATGGAGTATCTTTCAGTGTGCTTAACCCTGCCGCGTTCAATCCAACGATCACAATCTTATTGGTCAAGTCTATATCTTTTGTCATTAAATCTCCAACACTGATTGTAGGTATTGTGTCGGGTTGAGCAAAGTTTATATTCACCATCGCATTGGAATCTGGTCTGATCACAAATTGTTTGTTGAGATATATTTCTTTTACACCGTCCTGTGCTGTTACAACTTTGTAGGCTCTGCCATTCATTACAACTCTCAGTGTTTCCAGTATTTGAGCAGGCACAATGCCTTGATCAGTGTTGATTAACAACGGCTGACTTCTCACTGTGCCGTCAATAGATGGAATCATAATATTGACTCCAACACCTTTGGCACTGTCTAACAACATTGGCAAATTGCTGACAACACCCAAGAAATTGTACAACCATGCTGTGGGATCTGCTCCTTTGTAAAGAATGTTTGGTTTTTTAATTTTGCCATCTGTCGCACTGTTCTTTACACTATACATTAATACAGCATCACTCACATTGAAAAATTGTGCCAACATTTGATCATTGTCTGGAATCAGCAATAATTTTTCTTTTAATTCCTTAGGCAGTTTTTGTGTTTCAACAAACGAACTGGCATTTAATCTGTCTGCTTCGCTGAATAAAATATTGTACTGCACTGTGTTTGCTTTTTGATTGATAATACGTTGATGTATATCAGCCATAAAGTTTCTATTCCAGGGCCATTGACCATACTGTTTCAAATCTTGCTCTGTGATTTCCACAATAACAAAATGATTTGAAGTTACTGTTCTTGGTTGTATCTTTTGATAGTAATCAAAAGTTTTTAATCTAAGTATTTTGAGTGGCTCTACATCATAAACTCTTAATCCCACACCAACAATGACAGTGATTAGGACAATCCATATGCTTGTAAGAAATTTATTCAT